ATCTTGGCCTGTGTCATTGTGCTGTTGTCGTAATACTCGCAATTGGAGCAACGACGACGACGCGCCTCTTTCTCGTCAACCTGCATTGCCTTGGCCAACTTCACCCAATACGGTTTATTGGCTCCAGTCTCATTAGATGGATTCTCCGGCCCGAGCATCCAATCATTAATAACGGTCTGAGTGTTTTTCTTGTTCTCTGCCGCAGTGATGAACTCTTCCTCTTCTGGCAATCCGCCAAAGCGAGAGATGAAAATCTTAGGAAATTTTGCGCCTTCCATGTTATCGCCTTTAGGTAATCTCGCGCCCAGAAACGCGCAGGGTAAGTGCAGTTGCTGCGCTTGCAATGGTGCTGATAAATGCGCCGGGATCTAGTTCGTGTCCAACTAATTCAGGGCAAAGATAAGTTTCACCAGGTATGACGGCTCTATCGTCAATGATGAGGTTTGCATTAGTCGCTGATCCGCCAGACTGAATAATGTTAACGCTGAATGTGCGGTTTACCGTGTCAGTGTTGGTGACGGTAGCCTTGTCAATAATTGCTTTCACTGACGTGGCGGTATATTGGCTAGTTTGCGTTGACTCCATTTGCTTTGGCGGAATCAATGTTTTCACGGTAACAGTCATTTATCTGACTCCTTGAATGTTGTTTGACACGGTGAGAATGATAGACGGAATTGATGGATAAAATGCCGACGCCGGGAATGCTTCCGGCCTGACCGATGTATCATTTACTGCGAACATTATCTCGACATAATCGTTAGGCTTAAGATCAAAAAAATAGCCTATGGTAACCAGTTGTTCAGCGTTGTTGCCCTGTATTTGAACCTGGCTGTTGCTATCAGGAACGTCTATGCCATTAATGCGAGGCCAGGCCCAAAATAGACCAGTGCCGCCGGTTGTTTTGTCAATCTGAATGGAAAATAAAAAGTTGTAAATGCCTTCGGTGTCTACAGTTATGCGCGAGGTTGGAGAACCTAAAAAAACACCATTGCTAACATCGGTCGTATTAAACGTTATGGCGTACGGCGTATTTGCTGCAGCTGGAATCTGTGTTGTCGTGTCGTAGAATTGCCCATATCGCGCGCGTTTAAATTCGCGAGGCGGCGGTGCCATCTGCAAGCCCTCAACTACCGTTGTTAGCCTTTCCAAAAGCGCAAGCGCATGATTCGCCTTATTCTCTGCCGATGCAGCACTAACGGCAGATTCCTGCGCCAATGCCGATATCTGATCTAGTGCTTGCGTCGCTTTAATGTCGGACACTGATTCGCTAACGGCAGCATCGTTAGCTAAATTAGCTATCATTCCAAGCGCTTGCACAGCAGAGGATTGCGCAATACCTGCTGCAATACTGACATCATTTACAACGTCTGGTGCGATGGTATCCGCAACTCGAAATAGATTTTCAAATTGCTTGATCTGCTCATGATCTTTTAGGAAAGTTGCGAGTTGATCTCGCGTCAATCCTAATTTGATTCGTGAATTAGTAGCCATTAGTATGCCAACCCTTCAAGCTGTGCCTCAAGCCTAGCAAAAGATAGATGAGCCTGGCTGTTGCCACTAAAGCGCTGGATGCGCCAATTGCGCATGTGCCCTTGCTGAAACCACACCAAGCGCTTTTTTGTGTTGCCGTTAGTTCCGACTTTAATGTATCGCTCTTGGCTCCATGAGAGTCCATCCAGTGAATAGCTTGTGCTGATCTGCGGATCAACACCAATTGCGACACGCCCGGTCAAGCTCACTAGCTCAAGCTCATTAAAGAGTGCGCCTTTCCCATCGTTGTAGACAATCATTGTGCCGAATTCCCATCGCACAATCTGGCCCCAATGTTCTCCGATGGTGTCCACCATGTAACCAACGTTGCTTGATTGCGGATCGCCTACTAGCCATTTGTCATAAGCAAAGACGAAATTTCGTGCTCGATACTGGCTAAAACCAGCCGTCGAGGTGGTAAGCGTACACCACACTTGATCGCCAAGCGCTTCGGATGCTGCTGCGTCGTAGACTAAAGTGCGATCCGGCAAATGTACGTATAAGTGCTGGTGACTCTTATCGTTGCGCGTCTCAAGTTTCACGCTAGAGAGTTGTGTCTCTGTGTAGCTTAGTAGGATTTCATCAATTTCTTGTGTACTGATTTTCTGCGCTTGACCGTTTGCGCCGATGTAAATTGCTGGAGCCTCATTCCTGCCGCTGCCTAAAAACGCCACTGATTCGGTGTAGATGCAGCAGGCAAACGTACCTACAACGCCCTTTTGTATTTGCGCCCCGTCTATGCGCTCAAACGGGAAGAACTCGCCACCAACGTTATCGAACACCTCAATAGTGTTGCGGTTGAGCGCATAAACCTCATTGCGAACTTTGAGCAATGCAACAACCGGGTCCGGGTCAACCTCAGACGAGCCGTATTTCAACGGGTTAACCTGCGTTGGGTCTGATAGCTCAGTCACAACCAAAAACTCGCCATCGGTTGTCATGAAATAGCCATCGACCCAAGCAAAATCTAAAACTATTCCTAGATCTGGGTCTGTAACCTGCGTTAGTGTTGCCCCGTCCCAGTAGTAAAGGCGACCGCCAGATGCGATAGCGAGCCTATCAAAGCTGTAATCAAACGTCACCAGAGAATCAACTGGCCCGCCAACGTCGCCAAGCTCAGTTACAGTGCCATTGCTCGCCACTGTGACAAGTTTCGTTCCCATGACGCGATAGCACGTGCCCTGCCAGTTAACCCCGCCACGATCTATCCCAGGACCGGAACCATTGGCAACCAATCCATCTGCAGGGCGTAAAAACCCGTTACTAATGCCAGATTGCTTAGGTACAGGAATTAGATTGACAGGGTAAGACGTGCGCAGGTCTGGCCCGTTGTCCGTATAGATGCCGTTAAGGATGCTAATCTGGGTCATGATTTCGCCTTGCAATTTTCAAAATGCCATCTACGCATTGCATTTCCGCCAATTTTCCCACAGTGTGGGCATTCAATTTTTGTTTGAATGCGCCCACTAAGTGCGACAGATGCCCTTTTGCGTTCTTCGTTGCTTCGCGTTTGACCAGTTCTACTTTTGTTTCCTGTAACCCACTCACGCTGCGCAGACTTCCATTCATCAGTGTGTTTATATCCGAGAGAACGTTTTTTTCCTCTGTGGGCATCTGACATTTTTTGACGCATTTCTTCCGTGTGAGTAAAACCATTCGCCTTCACAGACGCTGAGATTTTTGCACGCACATCAGCAGAAACAACTTTACCGCGATGTGCCGCGCCGACCTTTTCTCGCCATTCTTTCGTCTTCGCCCATCCGGAAGTTCCATCACCACCATCTGTAAGATTGCATAGCCTGATACCTGTCATGCGAAGTTGAGATATGCGTTCTTGTTCAATCAAGAATGCAAGTTCTTCATCAAGATCGGTTGCAACCATGCGGACATAAAACCCGCCGGCCTTACGCTGAGTCCTCTGCCAAAATTCATTTCTATGATGATGACTTCGGACTGCATAACGCTTTCCAGTGCCTTTTCCAACATAGAAAACAGCCCCCGTGTCTGAGCGAAGATGCTCATAGACGTAGAAGCGATTTTCTGATGTTGACATGATGTTCACCACTTTACGCGGTTACTCCACCATGCCGCGCTCATCTTGCCTTTGGCGATGTTGCCAGCGTGGCGCGCCTTGAATGATTCGCGTCTCGCCTTATCCGCTGCACTTTCGCCTTCACGCTTTGGTGATCCGCTAACGCCTTGTTGACCGAACCTAATCGTTTTGATTAGGTCGCCAGACTTAGCAACGACAACATGCGACTTGGTTGGATGAGAAGGCGTGCGCTTAGGCTTGTTATAGCCCTCGACGCCTGCACGTGTTAAGCGTGAATCTTGTTTCATGGCGTAGCCTGTTGGAACCAATCAGGATCATATGGTTTCACAGTGTACCCTGATACGCCGCCCATTAATGCATCATCCGGCTTTTGGAACACCCATTCGTTTTCAATCGTTTGTTGAGCCGCCGCCCATGCGGTTGTGTAGCCTGTTTTTTGATCCTTTACTCCAGTAGCCGCATTGACTCCAAATATTGGGTAATTTCGACTAGATGAATTAATTTCAACCATGTCGCCTGGACTTAAATCATCTTTTGGAACGGTCTGCTGCGTTTCAATGTTGAGAAGGTCAGGCGAATTAATTGCACTGACCATGTTGGCGTAGATCGTCTCCAAAGCCGTGTCAGCAGCGGATTGTGTATTAAAAACTAGGTAGTCGTTCATAGTAGTGGAGGCGCGTTTTTATAAGGGTGTCCCACTGGTAGGTTGGCCTGTAATCCCCATTTCCAAGCAAGGTAGCCTTCGAGTTTTTGTCGGTTACTTAAACTAACAGTACTTTGAATAAACACAATCTCACCAATTGCCCCGTCAAAGTAATTGCTGGCACCGCTTGCGTGGCTACCTATGTTAAACAACGCGGTATCCGCAGGAATAGTTACTGCTGGCGATCCTTGTGCTGCTCCGTTATAAATACCAGTTAAGTTGGTTGTGTCATACTGTACGCCAACGAGCGCAGGAGTATTTGCAGTAATTACCGAACCAGATAGCCCCACCACTCCAGTGGCGGGGTTATAAAACTGAATATTGCCATTACTTGACCAACCAATGTGTGTTGTTTGTGCACCCTGTAGCCCTATATATACCGGATTGCCAGTAAAGTTATCAAATGTGATTACAGAGTAAACAAGCCAGGGCGTATTAATTGTTACGAATGGCGTGCTGCGACCAATTATGTCCACATTAAAATCAAGGACGTTCAAGCCGTTTAATGTCCTAGTGTTTGACGTAGGCTGCGCACTTGCAGTAGGCTGCGATACATTTCGTCCATTCCCAGACTTATCGTTCCACTGGCTAACCGTAGACCCATTGAGCGTAATCGTGCTGGCATCAGCAGCGTCAAGCCACAATGCCGTTGAGATTTGCGCGGGAGTCCAGAGCGGAATATTTCGTGAATATGATGTCAACGCTCGCAACTCTTCGTTGCTTAGGCGAGTGGGGTAATAGACGATGCGGCGAATGTGGCCGTTAACAAAATATTGCCCTCGTTCTGAGCCAATGAACATCTGATTGACAGTTGGTACTGTTCCAGATGTGTCGGTGGCAACAGAAGAGCCGTTAAATGACCGAGCAAAGTCATTTGCTTTATACGCAAATGCAAAATCATTTATTGATGTTGCTACATATCCACTTGATCCAAGTGCCGCTTGAGTTACACCACCATCAACAACTTGGCTCCTCTCAAATGTTGCGTTAGACGGGCTTGTTCTAACAGTTATTAGATTATTGGATGTGCCATTATCAATGGCCAGATACGTCTGTGCCGTGATAGCTGCCAAGCATTGTGCTTGTAGGTAGATCGTCCCCTCAGTCTGGTTATACCAGCTAGAGAAGTTCGTCCCAGTCATGCTAGCGAGGTCTGCTGCTCTAGTGACTGCTGCTGTGGTGGTGGGGATGTAGCTGGTGGGGAAGGATCCTGTTTCTAGTTGAGCGCCCCAGATGTAAATGCCGCTTGTGCCGTCACCGTTAGTTGTTAATGTGTTGCTCAATGCAGTGTATATGCCTACCACGCCTAGTGCAGTAGCCAAAGATGTTGCAGTAACAGAGCACCGATACCAGCCGTTGCCAAACGAGGTAATTGAAGCGGGCAATGAGTTTGGATTCAGCGTAATAGAACCATCAGTTAAACTAAAAATCACATAACTATTGGCTGCAAAAACAGAGTTTGTGGTATCAAATAGCAATGCGCCATGTGTTCTGCCAGCAGCTTTCATAAAACAGGAAAACGTATAGGCTGTCCCTGTTGTAATAGAAATTCCTCCGCCACGGCGTGTAACGTGAGTATTTGCTGCTGTAGTATCCTCAACCAGCTTATCGGCAGTAAGTGTGCCGTCTGGCGCTCCAATTGTGTTTGAAGTAATGCTCGCCCTAACAAGCGACCAAGCCGCATTGTCAAACTGCTCCGAGTACGTCAGCAGGTTCGTCCTCGACTCCTCAATAAGCAGACCTTTGAGTGCCCTAGTAACGGGATCGTAGTCGAACCTGGGCTCGTTAATCGCAGCGCTAGCAACCACGCCAGCGCTATTAACGTATGTGCCTGTTGTTGATCTAGTAAATGTGATGCGAGGATCTAGAGCCGGAGATGTTCCAGCAATTGGAATAAAGTCGAGACTAATAGCTGAATCGCTAAAAATACTCAGTGCTCTAGCTCTGCTCCTGGCCCTATTTCTGGACATTTTTAGAACCCTTCGCCAGGCATAATATGCAAAAACCCAGTTCCAGATGCAGTTACATACGCAACGTGCGTGGCGTCCTGATCTTTACTTAAAGACACCTGAGTAAGTGGCAATACAGGATAATCCGCCGCAGTTGCTACAACTCCAGATGTGCCGACGCTAACATACACAACGAATGAGCCTAGATTTGTGACGCATAGCGATTTTGAACCAGCCCCAATAACTGAAGCAGCAGAAACTGTTGAAGGAGCAACAACAACTCCTTTTGTGTATGACGGATTAAATGTTGCGTTAACTGACATTTGATAATCCTTTAAATATTAAGAAATTCGATACCAAGAATTGGTGGATTGCACAAAGCGCACTCGGAAAAAATCCTCAGCGGATAGAGTGCTAGGTTTTCCATACGCGGCAGTTGCGCCATTCAATGCAAGGGTAAAAGAGGTAATTTGCTGAGTCGTTGTAATCAGAATTTCCGTGCCATCTGGCGTCTGCGTATTAAGCGGCAAAGTTACCGTTCCAGCAGCAAGAGTGCCAGCAGGCTGAATCAGAATCCACTGTTGCGATACTGGCGTTGGAACCGCAATATTGAAACCAGTTCCAGGCGTATAAAAATTGGTCGCAAGCGACGGGCTTGCAAATGTCTGCTCGAAGTAGTCAAGCAAAGTCCCGATAGATACGCGCCGTGCATCGCCATTGTTCGGACTATAGACGGGCAATTGCTCGCCAGACGAGATACTAGACATCAACGGCAACTGGTTTATCTGAGCCATGTTTTCACCTTAATTAAATTCTAGCGGTCCATCAGGACCGACTGTTACCTGATCAACTGGTGGCCTAATAAATGGGTTGTCATACACACGCCACGGCTTATTGCCAGCCCCGGCAGGCATAGTTCCTGGTAGTTGTTGCTGGTTAGGATGAACGGCGCGTGAAAGAACAGTGTTGTAGCTGTCTTTGGCGGTTGCTTGTGTATTTGGCGAAACGGTCTTGCCGTAGCTTGGCGCAAGTCTTAGCGCAAGATTTGTGATGATTGCCTCATTGGCGCTATCAGGAACCTCTGATGGCTCGTCAAGATCGCTGAATTGTGGGCTTCCCGGTATCGGATATCCTAGACGGATGCCCTTTCCATTCCAATCAGCTATCATCGAATCCAGCCTACGAAGCGCCGATTGCTGCTGTTCCGGTTGAAGATCAAATGCATACGAAGCAAGGCCGATTTCCTCGAATGCAGCTGCAATAAATTGGCGCTTGCTGTATCCCATCTTATCCACCTATGGCTTGTTCAATGCGCCTTAGCAGTAGCGCGTCTGTTGTCCTGCCGTCAAATTTAACCCCGAGTTCACGGGCTTTCAGTTCCAATTCCTCGCGGGTAATTGGCGAATTATCCGCTGATTCTTCAAAATCCTCCACCGATTTTGACGGGTTTAAAAACGCGTCTACTGCTTTAATTAAGCTCTCACTCCATCCATTGGCCAGCAAATGAGCGCATTCCTTTTCGTCATTGGCTACAGTAAATCCATAAGTCGTTCCGCTTGGCCCAAAATGCTCGCCTGGGCAGCGATAAACAAGAACAGGGTATTCCATATTACTTTGCTTTCTTTGCTGTCTTAGCAGCGGATTTAAACGCCGCAGTTGTAGGGGCGCCTTTAGTGCCAGGCTTCCTCATTCGTTCTTTAGATCCTTTTTCAATGCGCTCACGCTTCGCGTGAATATTCGCATAAAGACCAGTTTTCATTTTTTCGCCTTTGCAGGAGCCTTGCTAGGCTTTCCAGCTTTCAATGCAGCAGTGCGCGCGGTAGATAGTGCAATCGCTACAGCCTGCTTTTGTGGCTTGCCCGATTTCACCTCTTTGGAGATGTTAGAGCTAATTGTTTTCTGGCTGTAGCCTTTTTTCAGCGGCATTTTATTTGCTCCAGTAATAAGCCCGAGGATTGCTCCCCGGGCTATTTTTACAGCTTAGGACAGGCGATACACAACAAAGGTATCAGCAGCCGTTTTGCGGACGCGGAAGCGAGCAGCCGCGCCGGAAGTGCCAGCGGTAGCAGCAGCGCCAACGATCGTTACGCCAGTGTTGACGGTGATCGTAAGAGCAAATGCAGCAAGCGTGATCAGCGAGAAATCGAAACTGTCACCAACTGCAAATTCCGACGCCGCATCAAGAACAGCACCAGTGGGAAGCTGGATATTACGGCCAGCAGTTGGAGTGGCGGTAACGATGCCGCTCAACAGAGAAGCAGCGGTAAATGCCATTGAGCCGCCGTCTGCAATGTCAGTGGGAGCGCCTTGAACTTGGGAATTAAGACGCAGCTGCTGCACTTGGGGAGCGGTGCCGACTTCATAATAAACAGGCTGGCTACCGGTAGACTCAACAACGATGGTTGCGCCGGCAGAATAGGAACCGAAAACGGTCTGGCCATTCTTTACGGTGCCAATCAAAGTAGTTTGGTCAGGATAGTTAGGAAACCCGATAGTACGGGAAACCTGCGCTTCACCTTGCGTGAAAACTGCAATGGATTCGCCAGACGGGATGGTAACGGTAGCTTTTCCGTTGACTGCAACGATGTTAGACATAATTTTCCTTTCTAAATTTTAAAAAGGCCGGATTTCTCCGGCCAGTGTTTCTTAGGTCTGCGAGAACATGATCACGCCAGACATTTCCGGCTGCTTGTTCACCACGCCAAACAGAGTATCGAGACGATATTTAGTTTTCATCGTGTTGATGTCGTACTGCTTCTGCATGACCAACTCGATGCCTTGGTCAGTAGAAGCACGCATCACAGCAGCGCCAGCATCAGCAGGAACGGCATAACGACCGGGCAGAATCTCAAGCGAATCACGCTGCCAGAACGGGTTCACAAAGTTGCTGACCGTATTCAGGAACACGATAGAGGCATTGGATGCAGTCGTGTTTGCAACGCAGTTCTGATACTGAATTTCTGCGTCGGTGCCGCCCTGCGCGGTAATCAGCGGTGGGCTGATAACCAGAGTGGTTGCGCTTGGCACAGAGATGACGCGGAAAGTCTTAAGCTGCCCGGTATCGCCTTTGGTGATGTGATGCACAGCGTTAATGCCAGCGATGGTGAATGCATCGCCTGCAGCAACGTTGGTTGTGCTGGAGACAGTGATGGTCTGGAAACGGTTGTCTACGTTAGCAGTTTCACCAGTAGCAGCAACAGATGTCGCTTTCGGGACATAGTAATTGCCAGCAGAGACGCGGGTATCAACGGTCAGACCTGCACCACCGGCAGCAGCTGCTTTGCGGTTTGCGTAGTCAAACTTATAGGTTTGGAAGCTGGCCATTTCGCCGACAAACGCCTTGCGCAGTGCGCGGTCGCTGATCTCGTTACCAAAGGAACGAGAGGCTTTCGACAGATCATTCGCCATGCCGTTATAGTCACGAGTGGACAGAGCCAAGAAACGATCATAAGACGGAACGCCTTGTTCGTTCATGATGGCCTCGCACTGAGCTACATCATCAAAACCAGATGCTGCAGCAGTACGTTTAACGAACAGTGTTCCCTGATTAGCTGCAACGTTCATGATTGCAACGTTGATGTCAGAAGCCAGCTTCTGTTTTGCAGCGTCGCCAAGACGACCCTCTTGCAGGCTATCGCGCAGCTCAGTTGCAGTCATAACCCACGGGACCGACTTGCTAAACCCGATAGTTGCGGGAACAGACAACTGCGTGAAATCGTCAAAGTTCGACGACATATCGGTTCCATTGTACGACGTGGCAATGTACGGCTGAGGGCGCCAGATAACATTGTTAGTGCGCTCCATCATAGTCTGGTCGGTGTTGTACACCGCGACGTTTTTGGACAGTACCAAAGCATCCTGGAAGCCTTCCAGAATATCCTCAAACGCTACGCGTTCCTCTTTGCTAAAGCTATTAGCCATTTTTAAAACTCCTGATTAAATAGATTTATTACGAAGCTGCCGTTTATAAGCCATGACTTTTGAAATATCGCCAGTCTTTTCGGCTTCAGCTCGCAGCCGTTCTAGGGTTGAGTCAACCGCCCCAGACACTCTGCCAGTTCCTTGCACAGTGCGCTCGGGTGGTGGTGCCGCCTTTCGGTTTGTAACTTTCAATTCTTTCTCCAGTTTCGCAACCGTAAAGGCGAACTTTACGTGGTCTTTGATGTCAGCGATCTCCTTTGCCTTCTTAGGATTCTTGCCGAGTGCGTAAACTACCAGTGCAGGATTTTCTGCGCCGTGAACCACCATCCATTGCTGTGTCAAGTCAAAAAGATCATGAACTACATACTCAGCATCTTCAAAGTCTTTAACATTTAGCCCGGCTTTAGCCTTACTGTAATAATCAAGTCTTGCCTGTAAAGCGTCGTGCTGCGCCTGTTCTTCTTGGCGCGCTTTCTCGGCGTCTTGATCAGCTGCGCGTTTTCGCTCGTACCAATCAGATAAAGCAGCTTCGAATTTGTCGGTGTCGTAATCGTGATCCTCTAGCTTTGGTTTCGCCCCTAACACAACCGGCTTGTTCTCAGTTTGTGCTGTGGTTTGCAACTTAGCTTCAAGTTCTCGAATGCGACGTTCCTTTTCGCGGTTCTGTTTACGCAACTCGCGAACCCATTCAGGCGCACGAGGTTCTTCTGCTGGAGGTGGCGACTCCTCACCAATGGAAACTACAACCTCGTCTTCGTCATCTTTGGCTGGTTCACTTTCCGATTCGCCGTTCTCATGTTCTGTGATTGATTGCTCATCACTGACTTGTTCGACATGCTCATCGTCTGCATTTGCCTCGATGCCTTCAACTTCGATTTGATCTCCTGTTTCTGCCGTTTTTACCATCATTTACCCCATTAAACTCACCCATTAAAACGGCGGGTGGATACCGTTAAATTATTGCATTGGCTGCACCTGATTTGTCACAGTGCCGCCAATATCACGCGCCAAGTTCAGCGCGTGGTCTTGAGAATCCATATCAACATTGGATAACACCTCTACAGTACGCGCACGCGAAAGCTCGGCATCTGCAATTGTCTTAACAGTACTTGCGCGAGCCTGCGCGGCTTTTGCTTCAGCTTCCTGAGCGGCGCTCATTAGATACATAGATTGCGGATCAGGCTGCTGCCCTTGCATTATTGCTGCCAGCTCCTCCGCCTCTTTCTCCGTAGGCTCAACAACGCCCATGCGCACCAGTTTTTTGCGGAAGAAATCGCGCGCGTCACTAATGCCCTCACCCTCCATGTTCATCATGGCCATGGCCTGAAGAACCTGCTTGGTTTCTGGATCATCGCTAATCGCCATCATGCCAGTCAGTGCGCGAACGGTAGATGAACGCTTGCTGCTTGATGAAGGGCCAACCTCAACGTTAACGTCAAACTTAGCATTGCTGAGATCATTTTCTAATACGAC